CCCTTTTTATTTGCAGACACCAAGCACCCCGATGCCCCATCCTCATTCTCTCTGAACGAGACGGAACCAGCCGGAACCGGCTTGGACCGAGCCGGATCGGACACGCTTCTAGGCGGATCTGCTCCGAGGCTGGTCACGCCGGTTGAGGCGGCTGGCACTTATGGGCCTGAGGTCGGGTCGTTTGCTGAGGCGATCTATGGGATCACCCTGATGCCGTGGCAACAGAAGGTGATCGACGACCAGCTGTCGTTCGGCGAGGACGGTCGGCTTCTGTTCTCGAGCGCGCTCACGTCAACGGCCCGTCAGCAAGGGAAGTCGGTCGCGTTGAAGGTGTTGGCTTCATGGTGGGCGGTCGGCATGGCGACGCACCGGGGAACTCCCCAGTCGGTCGTGCTGGTGGCGAACGAGTACGAGCGCGTCTCGGTCATGTTCCGTGAGATGGAGCCGGTGCTCACCGAGAAGTTCGGAGCCAAGTCGTACAAGTCGTTCGGACGTGAGTCCCTCACGTTCCCGGACGGGTCGACGATCCGGCTCGCAGCTGCCACAGACGGCAAACACGGCTACTCCATTGACTACCTGCTTCTGGACGAGATTTGGCAGATCAAGCCGTCCGTGGTCTATCAGGCCTTCCGTCCGGCGATGATCGCGCGCCGAGACTCCCAGATGTCCTGCTGGTCCACCGCCGGAGACGCAGGATCAACCGTCCTCCAGCAGATGCGCGCCCAAGGCATCCAAGCGATCGACTCCGGGCAAACAGGCCGCGCCTACTTCTGCGAATTCTCACCCCCTGCCGGCGTGGATCCGTCCGACCGGCGATGGTGGCCCATGGCAAACCCAGCCCTCGGGATTACCGTCGACCTAGAAGCCCTCGAGGACGCATGGCAGTCAGTACCGCGCGCCGAGTTTGTGCGCGCCCACCTCAACCTCTGGCAAGGAGCTAACGACTCATGGCTACCCCCGGATGTCTGGGACGGCCTCGCAGTCAACATTGACGCACCAACTGGAGGCTTCCTCGCTGTGGACTCCAGCCTTGACGAGAACCGGATCGTCGGAGTGCGAGCCACTCGCATCGGCATTGAGATTCTGATTACCGTCGCCTTCGTCGTCGACCGCCAACAGGCCATGTGGACCGAGATCGCCAAAGTGCTCGACGACACCGACTGCCAACTGTTGATACCAAAGGGCTGGGAACCACTCGTCCCCCCCGATTATCGGAGACGGACCGAGTACTTCGGGTACCAAGAACTAAAGACGATGACCCCGATCGTGCGCCGCGCAATCCTTGACGGACAGATCCGCCACACCGGCGAAGTCGCCCTCGCTGAGCACATCAACCAAGCCGTGATGGTGAAGACGAACGACGGCGCACCCCTGTCGTCACAGAAGTCCCCGGGCCCGATCGAACTGGCTCGCTGTGCTGTCTTCGCCGCCGGACGCGCACTCGCCCCAGTCGTCCGCAAGAAGGCCGCCTTCGCATCCGGCTAACATGAGTAGACGACCGCCGACATAGGTGGGAGACTCCGCCGTATGGCATTCGGCAAGCAGAAGCAGAAGGCGGCGTTTGCGTCCGCACCGCTCAAAGCTGCCGCCGGATCCGCCGCCCAGATCGGTCAGTTCTACACCTACTCAGTCGGGAGTGCGGAAGAACAGGCCCTAAGCATCCCCACCGTTGCCCGGTCCGTACAGATGATCGCGTCGGTCGTGGGATGCCTTGGTCTCAAGCATTACACGCTCCAATGGACCGGCGAGGAATACGAGGAGATCTACCTCGAGCTGGAACAATGGATGCGCCAGCCGGACCCCAAGGTCACCCGGAACTTCATCATGTCCCAAACATCCACGGACCTGATGCTTCACGGATCAGCCTTCTGGTATGTGACCAGCCGATCCACCGCCACCGGCAGACCCCTCTCCTTCCAATGGCTCCCGGCCTCCATGGTCACCCTCGAGGACCAGCAAGGTCCGCAACGCTTCGGCCCGTCTGAGCAAGCGATGTTCAACGGCGTGAACCTCAACATGGAGAACGTTCTCCAGTTCATCGCACCGACCCAAGGTCTCCTGTTCACCGGGCAACGCGCCATCCAGACTGCGATCAAACTGGACCGCGCCGCCGACCGGTTCGCCGTGAACGAGATCGCCGCCGGATACCTTCAGCAGACCGACGCATCCGAACCCATGTCCGGCGAAGAACTCGCAGAACTCGCCGCAGCATGGTCCGCCGCACGACGCTCCTCCGCCATCGGCGCACTCAACTCGGTCGTCACGTTCAAGGAATTCACCTCCGACCCGAGCAAACTCCAGCTCGTCGAGTCGCGCCAGTTCCAAGCCCTTGAACTGTCCCGGCAGTGCGGAATCCCCCCCTATCTGTTGGGCATCGGTGTCCCCGGCTCGTTCACCTACCAGAACGCACAGCAGGCCCGACAGGACCTGTACCTGTTCGGAGCTAAGCAGATCCTCACCGCGATTGAAGAGACCTTGTCGTCGTCGTTCTGTCTGCCACAAAACCGGTTCGTGAAGTTTGACGTGGAGCACTACCTCTACGAGAACTCCATGGCTGACGTGGAGATTGAAGACACCGCCGACATCCGCATCGAAGAAGGAACCAGACGATGATCCGACTCACCGCCCAATACGTCACCTTGGACGCAGCTGAAGGCGATCAGCCTTCCCGGACGATCACCGGCCTCGCTGTCCCGTGGGACACCGTCGCCACCCTGTCCGGAGGCGAACAAGTCAAGTTCCTCAAGGGATCACTCCCCGAGGACGGACCGGCACCCAAACTGCTCGAGTACCACGACGACACGCGCGTCATCGGTGTCGTCACCGAACGAGTGTCCACCGATGAAGGCATGATGTTCTCCGCCAAACTGGCGCGCACACGCGCCGCCGACGACAGCCTCGAACTGCTCGCCATGGGCGCACTCGACTCGGTCTCCGTTGGCGCAGTCCCCACCAAGTTCAAGCGCACCGCCGGAGGAGTCCTCGAGGTCTCCGAAGCCCGATGGCTCGAACTGTCCGTCGTCACAGTCCCGGCCTACGCAGACGCGCAGGTCTACTCAGTCGCCGCCTCTGCCGAAGAAGCGGAAGCGAACGAACCCCAGCAAGAAGAACCCAACCCAACCCACAACTCCGAGGAGGAGAACATGGACACCCAGCCCAACCCCGTCGAGGCCGCCGTCGCCACGACCCCGATCTACGCCACCGCGAAGCGTGAATTCCAGATGCCGAGCGCAGGCGAATGGATCGCCGCACAGCTTCAGGGTGGCTCCTACGCCGCCAACTTCAACGCCAACCTCCGCGCCGCCGCCCCCGACGTGACCACGTCTGACCTCGACGGAATCCTTCCGTTGCCGATCGTGGCCCCGATCTACTCGGGAATTCAGGGCTTGCGCCCGGTCTGCGATGCGATCGGGGTGCGCGCTCTTCCGGCCTCCGGCAAGGTCTTCATCGTGCCGAAGATCACCACGCACACCAGCATCGGCGGCCCTGCCACGCAGAACGCCACGATCACCGCCGGTCAGTACATCGTCGACGACATTCAGGTCACCAAGGACATCTACGGCGGCTACGTCGAAGTCTCCGAGGCTTCGATCGACTGGTCGTCGCCCGAAGTGCTTCAGGGCCTCATCGAGGACATGGCGAAGAAGTACGCACTCGCCACGGACAATGCGGCGGCGGACGCGCTCCTCGCTGGCACCTCGCAGACCACCGGCAACGTCGCCCCCACCGACCCGGCTGACTGGATCGCCAAGGTGTACGCCTGCGCGAACACCATCCTGAGCAACGGGTACTACCTGCCCGACCACCTCTTCGTCAGCGGTGACGTATTCGCGCAATTGGGCCAGCTCACGGACGGTTCGGATCGTCCGCTCTTCCCTCAGGTCGGCCCGATGAACGCCTTCGGCACCATGACCCCCGGAAGCCGCGACGCGACCGTCTTCGGTCTGCGTCTCGTGGTGGACACCAACTTCGCCGCCAAGACCACCATCGTCGGAGCTGCCGCCACCGGAGCCTTCCGGGTGTACGAGACCCAGAAGGGCACCGTCAGCATCGACAACCCGTCGACCCTGTCGCGCACCATCGCATTCCGTGGCTACTTCGCCCCGAAGATGATCGACGCGAACCAGTTCATGAAGATTCCGCAGGCCTGACGCACGGCAACGCAGAAGGAACAAGGACCTGATCATGGCGACATTCACAGTCATTGAGCACATGAGGCTTGATGACTACGCCATCGTTCAGACCCTTGAGGACACCGAGATCGGGGTCGGGCAGACGATAACTCTGTCCGGCCTCGGTCACGGCCTGAACGGCACCCACACCGTCTTCGCAGTCCCCACGTTCTTGTTCATCGGAGTCGACGACGAAGGCGATCTTCTCTACAACCCGGAGATCATCGTCCCGAATCAACTGCTGTTCTACGACGCAGGCGACGACCTCGAGCGGTCCGCCGCGATCCCCACCGGAACCCTGACGTGGAGCATCAGCTGTACGTGGACCACCTCGGCCCTCGTCACCGAATTCCTCGGCATCTCCGGCGCAACCGCCAACGACACCGCCTACATCGCCACCTGCGTCGCCGCCAGCAACCAATGGTGCTTCCGTCGCCGTCAACAAGCCGGATACTTCGACTCCCCCACCACAGCCCCAGATGCGTCAATCCAACTCGGAGCGACACTCATGGCTGCGGCCCTATACCGGGAACGTGGCTCAGTGGACTCCTTCCAGTCCTTTGAGACCATGTCGGTCGGAGTGCCCACCCTGACGAACGGTCGGATCCTCCAACTGCTCGGAGTACGCAGGAGTCAGGTGGCATGAGATGGCAGCCACAGGAATGTTCGCGGAAGCGATCACAGCAGTCGCCAACGTCATCACTGCGAAGGGTTACGTTCCCGTCACCGACCCTCGCAACGCGCGACCGCTCACCGTCTTCATCGAGCTGCCTACCTTCAACGCCTTCACCTACAACGTCGGCGACATCACCCTCACGATCCGAGTCTTGGCTCCGCCACCCGGCAACCAAGACGCAGGCGACTACCTCCTCACCGCCATCGACGCTCTCATGAACTCGACATTGGCGATCACCGGAGGGCAACCCACCATCGCACAGATCGGGTCGCAGGAACTACCTGCCTACGACCTGACCGTACGTATCTCCAGCAAACGCAACTAACAGAAGGAGCCAACCATGGCGACAACCACATTCCTGTCCAACGCAACCGTGAACATCACGCAAGGCGCGACGACCTACGACGTGTCCGATCAAGTTCGGTCCGCCACCCTGTCCGTCGGCTACGACTCGCTCGAGGCGACCGCCATGGGCGACACTGGCCGCCGCTTCGTCCAGGGCCTCCAATCTGTGAGCGTCTCGCTCGAGTGCTACCTGTCCTACGGCGGATCCGGCGCCACCTCCGAGATCGAGACCATGTGCGCCGCCCTCGTCGGACAGGGATCCACCACCCTCGTCATCTCCCCCAGCGGAACCACCGAGTCCGCCTCGAACCCGGAGTACACGATCACGAACGCCATGCTCGCCTCCTTCAGCCCGGTCGCCTCGACGGTCGGCGAGCTGGCGATGATCACGCTCGAATTCGTCGGCGGAACTTGGGCGCGCGACATCACCTGATCCGCACACCCGGCTGAGTAGGATTCGCCCATGATCGGAATGACCATCCAAGTCGTGATGAACGACGGCGAGATCCACGAAGCCCCCGTGACCTTCGCGGTCGCCTGCCGTTGGGAGGACCACCACCCCAACCTGTCGTGGTCCAAGTTCCTCGAGGACGTGAAGTTCAAGCCGATGGCCTACCTCGCATGGGAGGCCGTGAAGGCGGCAGGTGTCCCGGTCAAGTTGTTCACCCCATGGCTGGACACCGTCGCCGAGGTCAAGTTCATCCCAAAAGAACGAGCAGGCACCCCGGAGAAGTCACCCGACTGATCGCCACGCTGGCCCTCCGAACCGGCATAGCACCCGGACTCCTGCTCAACACAGAACCATCGGTCGTCAACGAGATGATCCGACAACTAAACGAGCAGGACAAAAAGGCAGAACAGGCCAGACGATGAGCGCACAGGTCAAGGGACTAGGCGAGACCCTCCGGGATCTCGGCAAGGTGGAGCCGGAACTCCGCCGTACCCTGAACCGTGAGATCCGCAACGTGGTGAAGCCGCTCGTCACCGACATCAACGCGCGCATCCCATCCACCCCACCCCTGTCCGGCATGGCGCACAACGGACGCACCGGCTGGGCTAATCGCAAAACAGCCGTCATCAAGATCGACGCGCGCCGCCCCCGACGCGACCTCAACGCCACCACAACCGGCAAACCGGTCAACGTGGTCCGCATCGTCACTCGAGGCGCACCGGTCGCCATCGTCGACATGGCAGGCAAAGCCGGCGGCGGAACCTCACGACGCGAACTGAAGTACCAGCGACCCAACTTTGCGTCAGCCCTCAACGCACAACTCGGCACAGCGTCACGGTTCATGTGGCGCGACATCGACAACCGGCTCGGACCTACCATCGCCGAGATGGAGAAGGTCGTCGCCGATGTCGTCCAACAAGCCAACCGGCAACTCATGAAGGTCAGGCTCTAATGGCAATCCAGATCCCCATCATCACCTCGCTCGAGGACTCCGGCATCAAAGCCGCCAAGGCCGCCTTCAACAACTTCAAGCAGGAAGTCGGCAAAGCTGAGGGTGCGATGGGCAAGTTCAAGGCTGGCGGTAAAGCCGCCTTGGACACAGTCAAAGCCAACGCCGCCACGTTCGCCTTCGCCGCTGGAGCGTCCATCGCCACCTTCGCAGGCAAAGCCATCGGAGACTTCCAAGACGTAGCGATCGCCGCCGGAGAACTAGCAGACGCAACGGGCCTGACCGTCGAGGAGGCTTCCCGGCTGGCTGAGGTCGCCGGGGACATCGGCATCGAGACCGGAGTGCTGGAGACCGGCATCGGCAAGATGAACAAGGTTCTCGGCAACTCGCCCGAACTGTTTGAGGAACTGGGCGTACAGGTCGCCTACGCCAAGGACGGCACCGTCGACGCGAACGAGACCTTCCTGAACGTGATCGACCGGCTAAACGGCATCAAGGACCCGGCGGAACGTGCCCGGGTGGCCTCGGAGCTGCTCGGCAAGGGCTGGCAGTCCATGTCCGAGCTGATTGCCGGAGGCTCCGACAAGCTCCGCAAGTCGCTCGACTCGGTCTCTGACGCGAAGGTCATTGACCAGAAGGAACTGGACAAGGCTCGCAAGTTCCGCGAGAACATGGACCAACTGAAGGACGGCTTTGAGGACTTTGCGATCGCACTCGGCGAGAACCTTGTACCTATCCTCGGCAAAGCCGTGGAACTGCTCGCCGACATCACTGGCGCAGTCAATAAAGTCATCGACTTCAAGCCAGCCGGAGACGTAATTGAGAAGATCACCCCCGGCCTCAAAGACCAAGCCGAACAGTTACAGAAGCTCCACGACGGCTGGACCGGCTACACCGACGCGCGCCTCGCAGCCGCCGAACAAGACCGCTACGTCATTGAGGGCCTACAGGACACCGAGGATGCCATCTATGAGCTGAACATCGGCTGGCAACGCCTTCTCGACACGCTGGATACGCAGGACGCGATCAACGAGGCGCGCGAGGCCGTCGAGGAGCTGAAGACCGCCGCCGCCGAAGCCTTCGCCGACCCGTCCAAGGTCGCCGCCTACGAGGAAGCCGTCGCCAACGTCATCCGCGAGATCGCCCTGCTCGCTGAGACGATCAACCTGTCCAACCAAGACCAGAACCAGCTCCTCGTGCTGGTCAACACCGGGCAACTGGAACGCGCCGTCGCCCTTCTCGCCATCATCAAGACCGGGTCGGCTCGAGGGATGAACGTGTCGGTCGGTCAGGCCGTCCAATCGGTCATGGAGAACGAAGCCTTCCTCGGCACCCTCGGAATCCCCGGACGCGCGATGGGTGGCCCGGTGTCCGCCGGAACGTATCTGGTCGGCGAGCGCGGCCCCGAACTGCTTACCCTCGGCTCCGGACAGTCCGGGTACGTCACCCCTAACTCGGCTCTCGGCGGCAACACGATCAACGTGACTGTCACGTCAGCCGACCCGGACGCAGTAGTAGCCGCACTCCAAAAATGGGTGAGGAATAACGGTGCCGTCGCACTCGCCACCACCTCCGGAGTCAGATTCTGATGGCCTTCGATC